CGGCGTTTCAGTGCGGCTACACCGTGAAGCGCGGACTGCTCTAAATTGAGTGGATCCGACGAGCCATCAGGAAACAAAGAATCAGATGAGAATATTCCCATCCAATCTTTATAACTTGGTGGTACTACATCTTCACCTCCCGCTGCCTGGAGCGACAACAGGCTCTTCTGAAGAGCCGCGTATCCGGTCAGTTCATCAGTGCGACGAACTGCCTCTGGGGCCATCGCCCTAACTTCAAAGCGATGTAACTTATCGTTCCATCTTTCGACGGAACGATAGCCCAAGAACGAGATACGCCCAAGTCCACCACTATCTTCTGAGACATAAGGAAGATTCCCTATGACTCGCTCAATAATGTCAAACATATATTGAGCGGTACGCCAATAGCCTTTCCTATAAAATAGGTTTGCTGTTGCGCACCATGAAATGATATTGGAGGCTTGCCGCTGGTTCTTCGGATGCTCTTGGCGGACGTACACAGGTGTGACGTTTACGCCTTTATAAGCATCTAGTCCACAAGACTCACGGAAAAATCCGTGCCAAAATGTCTTGTGCCTATTTACCTTGCAATTGTACTTTTGCAGGTATTCGAGAACCACAACCGTCTCGTCTGCAGGAATGATTATATCATCCCCGTAGACGTAGACATCCCTCGACACTGAATAACAGTTCGAGGGTGTAACAGGAAGGTTGCGTATCCTGAGGAGAGCAACTACACAGACTGTGTAGAAGTACATGCTCTCAACAGGAAAACACAGAGCGCTCCCCATAGATGCGAATTTTCGAAGGGGACCAATAATGGTCCCATTCGGAAGTTTCGCATGCGTCGAACGACATGCGTCGATCGCATCCCGTAATACGGGATTACAATCGAACATCGTCAAAGCGAGATCGTGTGGAACACGATCACTAGCTTCAGATAGGTCCACCGTTGAAAGTGAACCATCAATCGACGCGGTCAACGCCATCTGTTGATTAACCGACTGGTCAGTGAAATTCACGTGACCACCGGCCTCAACAGAACTCTCAATACGAGAATATAATTCTCGTCTGAGAGCCTGCTGTGCGTATTGCATACAGCACGGCTCGATGGCAATGATCCTTGGTCCCTTGAGAGTCTTCGGAACAGGAGTCACCTTTACAGGTAACTCCTGGCCCGGGGGAACGAACGTTACATCTCGGAACTCCTTTGAATCGTAAGCGGATATAGAATATCCGTTTTCGAGGAAAGGGAAGAAAGGTTCCAAACGTTCGAACCAATATCGCCAAGCGTATTTCTGGTTACCAGAAACACCCTCTGCGGTAGCACCAGGTCCATGCGAGGGCCAAAGTGAGTCAAGTTCAATACTTGACAAACTAGAAGCCCATAATAGATGAGATACACGAACAAAATCGTCGCGTAAATCATCTTGGACTTGGAATATCTCAAGGTCTCGCTCCGTTTGAACGAAACCTTGAATCGCTTCTGCAACCCGTTCCGGGCTGCAGTCGAGCTGCAACTTGTTGAAAGCTCGGCAAATTTGCCTAACGCTGTCAACAACAATTGCAGAATCGATATAAGTCGATTCAGGTTCATCAATACGCCTTCCTGTCTCCCGGTTAAAGAGCAGGCTGAGCATACCTTGCAACAGTGCAGGGATTGCTCCATGTTTCCTAAAACCTAGGAAGCATGTTGAGTCTATACTGCCTTGAGCGAGACTTTTCTCAAAGTCTTTACAAAAGGCAGGTAGGGTAATCGTCAAAAACGAAATACCCTCCTCTTTAACCCGTGACCTGATTGTCATCATGTCACGTAAATCGGAGACGTCGACGGTACACCTGGCACAGGCATCATCGTAGATGAGCTGTACCAGCTCTAGCAGGTCACTTACGTTGCTTTTCAAGACTCCTCCTTACTAGGGGGTAATCTTCAAGCTAACGACTACGCCTAACCCACGTAGAGTGAGTTGACAATCAGCTACTGCTACACGATGTGGTTATGCCAAGCATACCCGGTGATGAGCTTAATGCTCGCCTCCGACTAGCTTTAGCGTTGCCGCATACGTGCTAGCCGATAACAGCGTCAAAAGCGCTGAAACCATGTCTTTTAAGTTGGTTTGAGTAAACCCAAAAGCGGGCTTATCAACCACTAAATAGACAGATGCTGTCTGGGACACGGAACGCGCCGAATTGAGCGGGTCAGTAGAGACGACTGTCTCATCCAACCGTATCATACTTCGGACACGATAATCCGTTGATCCTATTTTTCCCTGAGGTTGATGCGAAATAGTAAGTCGCGTCAAACCATCAGCGGAAGTATAGACAGATCGGAATCGCTCGTCTTCTGTACGGGGCAGCGAAATCGCTGAACCGCCATTGAAGCCGGTGATTGTAACTGATTGTGGATCGGCATAAGCCATTAGTTGACCTCCTACAAGCTATGTTGGAGTTAACTGATGGTCAGGTCGTTCTTTTCCAAGGAACAACTTAACTAGGACCACCAGTGAGTCCCCTGGACTCACCCCGGGTTATACCTAGGGCAGCCAGGATACCTAACTGACGTAGGGACAAACTTTCCCACGTCAGGCCAAACCCATATGGGTTCGCATCTGTCCGCTTTTTGGTTTCAACTTCTTGATACCAAAAGCACTTTACGTTACCCCTATTCAGATGAATAGTAGTATCGTTGATGGCCATGTGTTTAGCATGGCACATGACAAATGCGTACCGACTTACTAGTTGATCGGTCATAACGCTAGAGATGTTAGAAATAACATCACTAGCATTAGAGAACCAGTCAACCAGCCAAGTCCAAGGAGTAAGCTCCCATATCACAGAGGGCGATATGCCTACGCCATAATGGCGCATCATAGCCGTTATCAGTTCATAGTTATCTAGATCTGATAAGTCTTTGTGATATCCAGGAATGTAATACTTGAACATGCCACTAAACCAAACATCTTTCTCTATAAGAGTATAGAGGTTTGAAGTAGCACTGTTCGAGCCATCAGAATAATAATCACTAGTAAGGACGGGGTAGACTACCCCGGCACCATTAATAGTGTTAACTGCTGATGACTCCCTGGTGGAGATCACGGTGACACCCCTTCTAATCCAGTGACCATTATCTCGCTTGACTTGCGCATACCTCTTTTCAAAAGAGTTATACGCTCGCCCAAGTTTAATAAGGT